TTTCGCTGTCATGACTATTAACCTCACTTTCATATTCATTCACATCGTACTTAACGTTATGGCTATCATCTGTAAACGGTAAAGATGTGTCGAATGTAACAAGCTCCTTTTCTGATTTATCAGGCGTCATCTCTGAATTAACCCCTTGCCATTCCACAAATTCATCAGGATTGGTACTGTCACGTGGTTGTTGGTAAGTCTGTACAATACCTGAATCAGATATACCTTTAGAAGTAGGATCAGTGATAACGCCTAATCCTGCTAGTAATGTTAAGATTGCACCTATAATACCGCTGATTTGTTCTAATTGAACAGATAAATCAAATCCGAATAACTCTGCAACTTGTTTTACAAACAATAAAACGGCACCGACTAAACCAGTAAGCACCGCTTTGTTTTGAAACCTTAATTTCCAATTTATATTCATTTAATTCATCTCCTTAAATTAAAAAGCCGACCAGTGAAGGTCGACTAAAGAATAAACGTTGCTGTTATTGGGAAAAAGTCATTCTCAGTTAATGTTGTATTACCTGTAGACGTTCTGAATAGTTCAACAGCTCCACTAGCACCTACTGTCCATCTCGCAAAAGACGCTATACCGCCACTTTTTGTACTTGTGTTCTGAACAAAAGGGGTATCAGTTGTAACTAAACTGCTAATGTTGCTAGGTAAATTGGCAATAGTAATAGGCGATGTTGTAATACCTTTAACTGCACCTTTGAGAGCTAGTATATTTACTCCATCTAAATTAATTAATCGGTATTTCGGTGTGTATGATGTACCGTATTCTTTTACACCATTGATTAGTGTAAAGTCTAACCACCCCGTATCAGATTTTACAGGGGATACACCAGCAGGACCTTGTGGACCAATGGGACCGATAGGACCAGTATCGCCTTTAGGTCCAGTTAACCCTTGTGGTCCTGTTTCTCCTTTTGGACCGGGTAAACCTTGTTCTCCAGTTTCACCTTTTAACCCTTGTGGACCGGGAGGACCTTGTATACCTGTTTCGCCTTGAGGGCCAATAGGGCCTTGTTCACCCTTGTCTCCCTTCGGTCCAGGTTCTCCTTGTGGTCCTTGTTCTCCACGTGGGCCGACAGGACCTTCAACTCCTTGTAATCCTTGTGGGCCAACCTCGCCCTGTTCGCCTTGTGGCCCAATCGGTCCAGCGTCTCCTTTAACACCTCTGAAAGTATCTACGTTATCATTTAAATATTCAATTACATCTGATTTTAATTTCGGTTCAAAGCCATCACCTAATAACTGAATTGCATTCTCTTTGATGATGCGACGGACAGTATCGTCTACTAATGTTACAGATACCTCTTTAGTTACAACAGAATCAATCCCGCTATCGCTTATATTGAAGTGAAAAGTAACTACATGAATAGAATTAGCATCGTCTGTTAAGAATAACTTACCAGTCACCTTACCGACGTGCTTAACAACATCTTTGCTTATGTTGTATTGTATTAATCCGTTGACGGGAGATACAATTTCAATCGGTTCATTTACAAAAATCGAACCATCTTCACAAAATAAATCTAATTTAGGTTTTAAGGTTGTTTTGCTTAAGTCTAAAACTGCACCTTTCCAATTAATACTGATTCGTATAGAGGCAGTACCTAAATCTTTTGTATAGAAATTAGCGCCAATATTCCCTATATCGACGCCTTGTTCATTGATTTCTGCTTTAATATCTTTATTTTTATAAATCACTTAACCACCTCATCTGTATTGATCGCGTGTATAAAACATTCCGCTTGTTTTTATGATTTTATAATAGTCATGTATTGTAGTAGCTTGATGTTTACACCAATTTATATCAGTTGCATATTGATGTGTAGCAGGATTTTTAGGATTCCACCTCATACGGTATAACGTATTTTGTCCTTTATTGATATATCCCTCGCGCACAAATTTAGCTCCACCAATAATGGCTTTAGCTGGTGTAATCCAACCTTCGTTTCTAGCGAAATCAATAGCTAAATTAGGATTGCTATCTATTGCGTTTATTCCGAAAAAGTTATAAACACCATAACGTCCACTAGCAAAATTCGATTTACCATGTCCACTTTCAAGTAAAGCGTGTGCTATTAAATAGATTTCATTTACTTGATATCTTTTACAACCGTCTGCAAATGCTTTACCCTGTCCACTTAAAGTACCTTTACCAGAAAGTAACTGATTTAATTTACTTACAGGTATGCCTTGATACTTACCTAAATTAAGCATTTGGTATCGTTGCTTCGAATTATTCCAAATAGTAGTAGGATTCATTGCATTGCTAGTTTGGGTTCTGCTCGCATGATGCCAACCCCAACCAGTATTAATTTGTGGCGCAACACGCATTTGCCTGTCAAGTGCTTGCCCAAAAGTGTATTTGCTTTTTTCTACCACAATTTTAGGTGTAGACGGCGTCGTCTTAACAATAGGCTTAGATGTGTTGGTAGTTTCTTTTGTTGCTTCATTTTGTGCCACAATATCTTTATTTTTATTATTAACAATCGTTTTTATTTTGGATTTAGTAACTTTATATTCTGCTTTATTGACTAATAAGTTGTCTTTATTGGCATATAATCCAACGGCAGCCTTCGCAAGTTCTTCTAATTTCTCTTTAGGAGGAAATCCATCTTTAATAAAATCCCAGTTAACATGTTCTTTTAGGGAGCGCCACATTTGTTTATCGACTTTAATGATTTTAAAATTTAAATCGATATTATACTCCTCTAATAATGTAGCTCCAACAATCATTGCCCATAGCTCATTTAATATAAAACCCTCTTTATCATCGCTATAGTCACCGCATACTTCTATTACAATATTATTAGGGTCGTTTGGATACTCGTAATCATTAGGCCGTGGTTGCCATATAGCTAATCTGTCGATGTAATAATGCGGGTAATCATTTGAATTAATATATTTATTCCGGTCATTATATAAATCGCTAACTGAACGCATAGAGTGCGCATTGCGTATTGTAATTCCTTTTACCGCCCCAGTACGTCTTTGCCCCCACGCAACAAAATGCTCAAATCTATCAGGCGTGCCAAAGTCATCACGTTTAGTGGTGTATACAATTTCAGTAACCTCTTTAAATCTGACTTCTGGCTTAGACGGTTCCGCTTTTTCAAGTTGTACTTTTTCTTCTTCGGTTAATACTGGTTTACTTGGCGGTTTAGGCGTTGGTTTAGTAGGTTGGTCTATAACAACTGGTGCCTTTTTATAAGGAGGTCTAACAAAGTGAGTAACACCATTGTAGTTGTGTGTGATTTTTTGAGCGACACTACCAGTCCAGTTACCTGTGTACCAGTTTTGATCTCGTTTTATTCCACAATGGTCGTTAGTCATTGTGCGCCCTTTTAAGGACAGCTTTATATTTCTATAAAGACTAGACTATATCATCAACCGTTAAGGTCGCCTTCTATTTCCATTCACTTGAATGTACTCTACTCACTTCCACTAAAAAAAACACCCAAAAATGAGTGTTTTAGTGTGTTTTCGATAGTCGTTGCACGTTCCTATAAATCATAGGCTTCGCTCAGGATTACCCTCGGCTTTACGTTAGGGCTTCCCCTGAATTAAGAAGGTTTTTCAATATTCATTTCTGAATAAAGGCGCTGTTTTATTTTCATTAGTGAATTATAAGCATCTTCAGGGTTATCATGTCGTTTTGTACGATATTCTTTTTTGTTTATCTGAATTCTTCCTAGATAATTACCTTGCGGTGTAATTCTTACTCCTGGGTAAGATGTGGAGTTTTTAAAACCTTTTCGATTTAACATGTTGTGAGAATGAGTTACCCAACGACAATTTTGAGGTTCATAGTTTCCATTATTATCTATTCTATCTAATTCTGCACCTTCAAAATAACTCGGTTGCATATCATCTAAAAAATTTTGGAAATTATCTTTCCACCTTTTACACACATCAATACCTCTACCTCCGTAATATCGAAAATTTTCTGATTGAGGGTTATAACATCTCGCTAACATTTTAGCATACCTGCCATATAACTTATGATGAGTGTTTTTGAATTGACACTTACAAACTCTTCTTCCATTTTTAACCCAACTATAAAAATTGCCTTCATATTTATCCCCGCATAGTTCACATTTGAATATCGCTTTTGTTTTATTTATCATTCCCAAAAACGTGTAAATACCTTTTGTTTTACCTAAATATTCTTCTTTATTATATTTAACCATAATATCACCCCTACAATGATATTATACTACAATCCACTAACTTATACCTATTTATTCAACGCTTACAAACTTACTTGTACTACTAGGACCTATAACAATTGCAACATGACCAGGATTACTTCCAGCCCATACCGCCCAGTCACCTGGCAACGGTACAAAAGAAGGGGTATTTCTGTATATTTTAAAGTTATATCCTCTATAATTACTTTTAACGGCCATTGCATTGGCGTTGCCCCATGTTGTGAATCCCCAATACCTTTTAAGTATATAGTTAGGTAAATCCCAACATTGCATGCCGTAATAACCATCGACGTCAACACCTCTGCCTCGCTTGGCAAGGTCAGACGCCCATTCTACAACATCTTTAGCGGTTGGTTTACCGCTAGTTGGTAAGGCCATGACATCACTTCTCTTTCATAAAAATAGCCGACACCGAAGTGCCGACTCTTTTCAAATATTATTTACATCTACCGAACCAAAAGCAACTCCAAAAGCTATATCCAAATAGCATGGCAATCACCTCCTCAAATTCCAAATACAGTACGTAATATTGCAATGATTAATGAACCTACAATAGTACCTACTAAGCCAATTACATACATCTTCATTTCACGTATGTTCTTCTTGTTTGTTTCTTTATTCTCTTTGTCAATTTCTCTTTCTCTGTTGATTGAATCCAAAGTAAAATCCATTTTCTGATTGATAAGATTTTGACCGTGTTGTGCATCTTTTATTTGTTCCAAAGAGTTGAATATTTTTTCGTCGTTTTCTTCTAAACGGGACAACCTCCGTTCAGTTTCTCTTTGGTAGTTGTCTACCATTTCATCACTTCCAGTCCGTTATTTAAGCAACATACTCTACTCCTGTAATTTCTTTGTATTGCTCTGGCGTAATCCATTCTGCCCTTACAAATACTTTAAATTTTTCATTTGTATAAACACCTAAACTGTACATATATTTAAGACTTCCGAAACTCATTTATACTTCCTCCTTTGTAGCCAAAGATAAAGCTAATTCAGCTGTCACTTTTTGCAGATTTTTAATTTCTAAATCTTGAGAAGCGATTTGTGCCATTAGCTCAGCAACCAATACTTCTCGATTAAGCAATTCTTCTTCTGTTTGATGCTCTTTTTCAAATTCTTCTTTAGATGTGCCAATCCATTTGTTTTGATCTACATCAAAGTAAAATGGTTGATATAGTCCATCTGGTACAGGTACATCTGTATACTCAAATTCCGGATATACACTTTCGCCATCCTTATCTGTAAAAACTAAAAATGGTTGGCCGTTATCAACGTTATAAACTACTTTTTCTACATTCAATTTATTCACTCCTTAATTATCAATCCAATTCATTTCGCCATATAAATAACCGGTTTTAGTGTTCCACCCGCTCGTTTCTCCATTGACATAAAATCTCACTTCACCAGAAGGGCGAATCGTTACATATCCACCTGCAAACGCACTAGATACTGGTACACGTACAGGAAATGACTGTGAATATTTTGTAAATGTAGGTGGGAGTTGGGCCACAATTTGCCCACTAGTGACGTTCGAACCGTTTAAACGTAAATAGTTGGTAGTTACACCGCCACTAATTACTTTTCGGTAAGCACATTTAAATCCGGTTTGTTCGCTATCACTATTAAACGCGGAATTAGATACTGCACCATTTATCAATAAAAATTCAATCCAACCAGTATCGTTTGGTTCGCTGATTTTTTGCCAATCCGTCCAACTATCAACACCTTTTTTAGTACGGATATATACTTCATTCGATGTGTACGGTGTGTAATAAAACTTCATATAATTTTCATCAACAATGTGCGCTGATAAAAATCCATTACTAACAACGTTTTTAGGACCATTAACAGCTGAATAAAGGTAATATAATCCAGATTTTGTTATTAAGTTAGAGGGGTTGTTAAAATCTAAATCTCGAACGCTAATAGCCATTCCAGCATTTGTGGTTAATGGCGATTTTTGCCAATCCAAAGTATTGATTTTAGCAGCGACATCATTAGGCGTCGCAAAAGCATTACTGTGGTAAGCCGTGTTAAATTGTTGGATTTTACTGTCAATATAGCTTTCAGAATCGCTCACTTTTGTATCAATAGCTTTACTTCCTTCATCAACTTTAGCTTGTATTGATGATTCGCTATTAGTAGCCACAACCTCAACATCGTTTTTATATTGGGTCAGTAAAGACAACAATTCGCTTTTAGATGTACTAGCCACATTGTTAATTGTTGATGTAACTTCATTTTTAATAATCTCCATGCGGTCTAACGCTTGTTGACTTGCATCTTGTACTTGCGTTACATAATCCCCTAATGTTTCAAAAGACTTTTCAATATCCGCCACTTTTTCTTCCAATGCGTTTTTTATATCGTCGATCATTCTAAAGTATTGAACCTTAACCTCGCCTTTGATTTGGTTTGGCAATGAGTCGGCAACATAAAAATTAAACTTCCCTAAAGTAGCAATATCAGTTGTACCATTTACCGCTAATAATATTTGTCCTTCACACTCGGTTTCAGTTGCAGCCTTCAAGAATTCATTAGGTACTGTCGCACCAACAATGCCACCGCTAGAGTCTATAATTTCTAAATCTAATTGCCCCGACATGCTTCCATTTGACGACTTTAACCATAGATAACCAGTAATGTTGACTGGCCCTAATTGATAAGGGAATCCATTTCTATGCACAATGAAACGTAATTGAGCAGTATTGCTATCAGTATTATAAAAGCCTATCTGCGTTGATGAGATAGGCTTGTAATATGGTGTATTCTCTTGTTTTAAAACGCCGATTTTATCTAAATTTGTCACTAAGAAATACCCCCTTTAGTTACTGGTTGAACGTAACATACAGCCACGCCATAACCTTTACTAGCATCGTAAGGCGTTGTTACTTCCATAACTCTATAGTAGCCATTTACGTTATCTTTAGTACCTTTACCATTTTTAGCGCGCAACCAATCACCTTTTTGTACAGTATCATCAACTGCAATGTAGATTTGCCCTACAAGCCCTACAACATTCCATTCAGGACGTTCAGCACGTGATTCATAGTGCTCATTTTCGACATAATCTTCGCGTTCTACAGGCGCATCAATGTATTCTGAATACTCGTTACCTTTATCATCAGTCCATGTTTTTAATTGCTTTTCTGTCACAATAACCCCAAACTCATCACGCTTAAATCTGTCTTTATGGTGGAATATTTGGTCACCTAAAATGATGCCTGCAGTCCCTGAAATAACACCTAATGGCACATCGTTTTCCTGACATTTTCGAATATATCGCCCTTCTAAAGTTACTATTGTACCATTTGCAATCGCCTGACCTGATTGTGATTCGAAATACTCCGCATAATCGGCAAAGTTATTGCTAGTTGTTACTTGTCCTGCGGTTTTAATATTACCGCTTGTTGATGACATATCAATTTTAATATTTGCCGTACTTGCACCATTTGCGCCGTAACCTAGCAAGAATGCATAGTTACCACGTGATTTAACACCACGGCTATTAACAATTGTTTGACAATAACTACCTGGAATAGTTTCTGATTGCAAAGAATTGATGACCGCACTACGTGATCCATGCGCTTGCGACCCCATACCAACACCTGCAATCCATGAACGTGCACTATGCGCATATGAACCACCAGTTGAAGCTAAAGCTGCACCTACTTCAGATAAGGCGCCGCCACCAGTGACTCCAGCAGACAAACCACCTTTTAAAACTGTTGGTACTTTTGAATATTTCTTTTTACTGATTACAGCTTGATTAGTATATCCTTCTGCTTGTACACCGATGATTTCAGCTGTATTATTGTACATCTCAATTGCAGTACCAGTACCAGCACCGATTAAATTAGCACCAATAATCTTAGTATCGTAAACCTGACCGCCACCCGCAATACCGATGTATTTAGAGGATTTGAATAGGTTGACGTTAGCAAAAGTAACTTTTTTAGGTCTGTTAGAACCACCCATGATTTTTAAATCAGCGCTAGCCTCTGTAAAGCCTTGAATATTCACACCGTTAAATACAACATTCTCCGCTCTGAATTGAACAACGGCTACTGGTTGTTTAGCAGTCCATTTAGAATCGCCAATTGCACTAAAATTGTTTACTAATACATTGCGGTACGCACATACAACGATAGCACGTGGCGTAGTATTCGGATAAACTTCATTGAATTGTGGATATACTGCACTACAGTTATTTAACACTACATTGTAAGCAGTTTTAGATTGAGCGTCACTTGCTCTGTGATGCCCAATGTGTCGAATATTATAAGCTCGTGTGTCACGTATAGACAAATGATTGTTAACGAATACATTTTGAGGCGCACACGCTGGTTCATGTGCTTTAATCTCAAGACCACCGTAGTTATTTTCTGATTTGTTATCAGAAAGAAAAATAAATTGTGAACCGTCATCAATTTCAATGCCGTTGTTATTACCTCCACCAACTGGATCATGTGAATAACAATCTGTAATCAGAATGTATCTACTCCAGTGAGTAGTTATGCCATCATCACCAAAGGTATGCGTTTCGCAATTATTCACATGCACATATTTACTTTCTAGCATTTCACTTGGTCTAGCGCCATCGCCACCGTAAAAGTATTCGTCTACGCCGTATGTGACGTCGATACCATGTAGTAGGTTGTTATAGGATTTAATGTTGTAAATATAACCGTTCTTAACACCTGCGAATCTTACGCCACTTGAGAGTGAACCTCCAGCAGGTTTCAACACTCCACCTTGTCGCCCTTTATTACCATTTACACTAAAATTCTCAATAGCAATATTCTTTGCATTGCCACCCATTGTTAGGTTAGTAACTACAATTGCATCTGCAGGCGCATCATCTGCTAGTTTAATTGTTGTAATATCTTTACCTTGCCCAACTAATCTTGTGTTGTTAGGTAATCTCAAACCATATACTTTGTAGGTACCGCCAGACATAGTAACTTGTACATTACCGTTACCAAACGCTTTTCTAAAAGCCTCTGTACTGTCTTTAACACCTGTAGGGTCGGCTCCAAATTCATCGACGTTCACTACGCGATTAATTTTGTCTAATAAGTTTTTTAAACCTTTTTCTCGGTCGTTTTTTTCACGCAAAAAGTCGTGTTTCAACCGCTCCTCCAACGTGTTATGTTGGATTGCGTCAATTGATACACGACTTTGTCTAACTTCTTGCTGACCATTCCCTAATGCACCTAATACTAAATGGTCGTTTACTTCGTTCTGATACCTTAACTCGTCCCCAACACTAGTCTTTTGACCTTTTTTAGTGTAGTGAGTTACATTATCAGAATTATGCGCATCTTTCTCATTTTTTCTATGGTATTCAATATCGTCTGTTATTCCCTCGAAAGCATTCTCAATCTTTTCGTAGTTGCTCTCATTTTGACTTATAAATTTATCATTGAAAAATACATCTAATTTTTTAAATAAGTTTAATTTCAATCATTAAACCTCCTTGGCTACCAATTGGCCACTTGTATTTACTGTAATATTGTATTTTTTTCCATTTTCTCCTGTAATAACTAAACCGTTTGTATTAGGTTGAGGCGTATCGCTAATCTTATCTAATTTAGCTTTATCTTCTTTACTCATCAATCCATTAGATGCTTGTGTAGCAACTTTCATAGCTTCCATATTAAATCCATCGCCCGTCATTAGAACGGTGTAATTGTTACCAGCATCATTACTGCTTTTAAATCCATCTTTCATGAAGGATAGGTATTTACTACCTTCTTTAGCGTGTATTCCTAATCCGTTATATTCTAATGCGCCAGAAGTTTCGGTCACTTTAGTTACTGTTTTAGCAGTCGCATCAATTTTTTTGGAAACAGAATTTATAGACCTAATACCAGTGCTACCACCACCTAATCCATTAGCTAGGGTAGCTGCATTGTTAACACTTTTTTGATAACGGTCACGCCGTCTTTGGTCACCTAATACAACATCTTGACTTATAATTCTGTTATGAGCATCACGTTTAGTCTTAATCTCAATGATACGCACCTTATCGTTTACATCGATGATATCATCACGCACTGGTACTAAATCGCCAATACGTGGTATTGCGTCAGGAAATTGTTCTCTTAAACTTACAAAGTCGAGTGATAAAGAAGTTTTTAGTGACTGATCAATAATAGCCTCAATTTCTCTTTTCATTAGTTCGGGATCTTTAATTCGACCATCTATTTTAGGCGGAGCGTCTCGCTTGCCGATAACCTTGGCTAGTGGGTGTGTATACTTTACACGTAAACCACCTTCTAGGAAATTACCATCTTCTTCGAAATCTCCGTAACCCTCGATATAGGTGTATACCTCGCTAGCATCTTCTTCTAACTTTATGTTGTTAGCATTTACCTTACTTGAAATATAATATTTAGTCGTATTACTCACAAAAGGCTTTAAAGTAAACGTCTTAGTTGTTGCATCATACTCATATTCAAGTCCGTAGCGGTCTAAACCAGCTTTAAACATGTCATACCTGGACTCGCCTTCCCCCGCATTTTCCCAACGGCTAGAAGGCACATGTATTGGTATACTGTATTTATATCCAGTGCCTTGAAATATAAGTTTGAAATATTCCTCAACTGTAAAACTACCAGTAACGTTAGAATAAATACGTGACACCATTAAATCATCAATTTCTTTTTCTCGTGCAGTAATACTTAAATACTGTTTATCTCCCTTGCTCTTACGGTCAATAATAGTAATAACGTATATCTTTTTATCATCAGGCCCAGCAACTTTGTGTACCGTCCACATTTTTGATACCGCACTGATTAGATCGTGTGTATTTTCGTTTTCTATGATGTCAAAATTTAAACTACCGTCATCTTTTAATTTTTCGTTTACAACTGTTGGAGCATAAACAGGGTAGCCTTTACCAACCCTATTTTTTATTAGAAATGGCAAAGAACCACCTACCTATAATAAAATTTCATATCGAATACAATTTTTTGGACAGTTTGATTAATAGTGAAGTAATTCCACCCGAAATCAAAATATGGTTGAGACAAACGAGTGTAGTCATCGATTGACACACCGTTTCTATAAGTTTGTAATCCATCAAACTTTATAGTGTCTCCTGCTTTTAAATTTAAACCTTCTATCGTCATCACTTCTGAATGTTCAAGATTCCAACTAAACTTTTTAGTATCCTCGCCTAGCGTTATTGTCACAACTCTATCAAATGTAAACTGGTCAATAGGCTTTGTACCGTAGTAATAAACATTGCCGGAATTAACATTCTCAAATGTGTATTTACGCTTTGCACTACTTACCGGCATTTCTATGCCCATATCTGTTGACCATAAATAATTGGTATCTAGTTTTTCTAAATTCAAACTTCTACCAATACTTTGATAATAAGGTGTTTCTGAAGTTTCAAATTGCAACTCTATTTCTCCGCTAGTCCGATTTGTATCATAGTCACCAATGTTAACCAGTCTGAATTCTAATTGAAGTCCGCTTGCGTAGTTTAAATTAAATTCAAAGTCAGGCTCGTTAAAACCTTGAAAGGGTATTTCTACTAACGCAGGCACAAGTTCACGTAAAAAAAACTTACCACTAAAAAGTGTGGCAAGTTGATTCCTTAAATGTATAGCTTGTGCTAACTTATCTACATTGTATTCAAGTGTTAATACCGCTTTTCTAGCGCTTTCCTTAACCCCAGTGTGTAATCGACCACTTAAACGTTCGATTTCTTCATAACTGTATTCGCGATCAATATCACTTATATTCAGTGATTTAACAGTTACTCTGTTGTTAGTAAAAGGGTTGTCTGAGACCCTGTACGTTTTATTGCTTACTACTTCTACATCTCTAACAATCAACTTACCACCACCTTACGTGTAGAATTCATTACTATCTAAATCTCTGATTGTATTTCTGATTAAATCAATGTCCCCTTCATTAGTAACTTGTATATTTACTACTGGTTTATTTGCCTCTGCTAGCGTGTGTTGTACATCGTCTGTTAAAAATCCGTTCAAATCACTAGCGATTGAACTATTAAGTCCACTCAAATCCATTGAAGGAACTAAGTTAGCATCAAATGCATTCATAACTCCATACGCCGCTAATCTACTAGATTTAGCTGCCTTATCAGCGTATTTATCAATTCCCATTCCTAAACCAGTCATACTATCTCGGCCAAGCTTCATAAATTCTCTTGAAGGAGAATGACTATCTAAAGCATTTTTAGCAGCATTTAAAGCTGCCCTACCAGCATTCCATGCGGCGCTTGCTAAATCTCCTACTTTTTGAGCGATACCTCTAATCATACCTGCAATTAAATCGATTCCAGCTTGAACAAAATCCCCTATAAATCCGCGAACTGTATTCAAAGCGTTCTGCATTCCATCGCGACAAGCATTGACGACGTCCCAAAAGCCTTGGACTACAGAATTTAGGAAATTACGCATAGCTTGAACTATTGACTGTACCCATTGATAACCAATAGAAACGATTGAAGCAAGAGCTTGCCCCATTTTAGCACCTACAGTAGATACCACTTGTGAAAACCAATTTGATACAGAATTCCAAATATTAGTAAGGTAATTGACTGTATTTTGCCAAATTTGAGACCAACTAGATACTGTTTGCCCAGTAATTCTGCTGTAAGTATCGAATAAAAATTGTTGGATTTGAGCCCAAATTGATTGGATACCTGCCCAAATAGTTTGGCCAACATTCGAAATTGTTGTTTGTAAGGTTAGCCATGCTCCTGAAAAGTCACCAGATAAAAACTGAATAAATGCCGTGAAAAGACCAACTACTAATTGGATTGTTGCAGAAATGATAGTACCTATTGCAGTAAAGACTACTGAAACTATAGTCCACAAACCACCAAATACGGTGATTAGTGTGTTTATAGCGGTAACAAAAACGACGCCTAAGAATTGTTGGGCGAATTGTCCTATTTGCTGAAGGATTGGCATTATTGGTTGTAATGTTTCATTCACTTTTGTAAATAAATCGGTTAACCATTGCTTTATGCCTTCGATGGCGTTTGCTATTCCGTCCCTTAGCATATTCCATGCATTTATAACAGCATTTCTAAAATCTTCATTCGTATTCCATAACCAAACAATAACACCAACTAAGGCTGTTATAACTCCTATTACTATCCACACAGGTGCAGATATTCCAGCTAACGCTCCACCTAATAAAGGTAAAGCTCTAGTGATTAATCCGATTGGCTTAGTGAGTAGCATAAATGCACCTTTTAGTAAGTTTAAAGCACCCCTCAATATACCTGCATTTTTAACAAAACCAAAAATAAATCTTCCAGCTTGTAGTAATGAGACGCCAAATACATTGCCTAAAATTGAACTAATGAACATAATAGGTGCCATTAATGCCCAAAACGCACCACCTAGAATAGTTAATATTCCAAAGAATCGTGCTACATTAGGGTGTGCTTCAAATAATGCGGCTGTAAATTCTACAATTTTACCTATAACTTTAAGTAATGCGCTTGCTATTGGTGCCATTGCAGTTCCAAACGCTACCAACACTCTAACTATATCTCCAATAAGTTTCATGATCACTGGGCCATTCTCTTGAACATATTGCACAAACTTCTTAAACCCTTCTGATTTACCAACCGTTTGAGACCATTCACGGAATTTAGCAGTCATTTGTTCTAGCCACTTAAAGATGTTAGTTGAATTCTGTCCAAAAGCTTTAAGTAAGTTATTGATACCGGCAAATGTATTTTTAAAAATATTACCGATTATAGGTAGATTAGTCTTTGTATACTCCATGAACTGTTTAATAGCGTTTTGACCTTTAGCACTGTTAACCCATTTATTAAAATCTTCCCCTATTCTACGTAGCCATTGTGATGACCATCGGAAAAGTGGCATCAATTGTGTAAACATACTTATCATACCTGCGCCAAATTGACCGCCTGCACGTAGTAAATCTCCAAATATAGCTACACCAGTCGTACCCATTTCTTTAAAGAAACGCTTAGCGACTTGGCTTGTTTTAGCCCATTTAAGCACGCTAGCGCTCGCCTTTTCCATTTGTAATGCAACACCACTAAAAAATGGATTTAACCCTTGTAGAGCAACTTTAACGGCATTTAAGCCATTGGTCATTGTATTGAAGATTTGAGCTTGATTTTGTTTAATAATAGATGCCCACGTATCCTTAACGCCTTCTAAAGCACGTTGATAAGCTCTCGTCTCATTAGTAGCTTGTAGCGTGCCATTTTTGAGCATAGTTAATGCACTAATAGCCATAGCACCAAACCCAACAAAACCGCCTGCCGCTATTGCTAAAGCCCCTGATAAAGCTACCGCACCACCAGTTACAACCTTTAACGCATTACCTAAAGCCATAATAGCTGGCACTAATCCTGCAATTACAGGTATTAACGCTTGAAAAGATGCTATAACCATACCTTTGATTTGTTGGCTGAACACAGTACCAAACGAACGGATACGCCCAGCTAAATGGTCCATCTTGTCACTAAATTCTCCTAAAGCACGTCCACCGTTATGCCATGTATCGACCATTTTCGCTTTTAGTAAATCCCATTTATTAACATCTACATCAATGTTTACTGTATGCTTTCTAATAGCCTTTAACATTGCTTTAGTTGTGAGAATAGCTCTTTTGACAGGACCAATATCACCATCTATATCTACTGTATGTTCTCGCCATTTTTGAGCCATTGCTTTTGCTTTTGTTAATGCTCTTTGAAACTTATTTGTGTTAGCGGTAATCTCTGTTTCAATTTCATTCGGCACAGCTGTTTTAGCCAATCTTTGAGCCTTACGTACACCACGTTCAAAGTTACTGATTATCGCATTAATACGCGCAACAAAGTTTGTATCCATATTACTCTCCTTTCTTTTTGAAGAATAACGCATCAGCCTCTTCAATTTGTCGTTGTCTTAATGACTTACGTTGTTCAATAATCTTATCTCTATCGTGTTTAATTTGTTGAACATTCTTGCCTAAATTCTCACGTGCTTTAGCAATCTGCTTAAGCATTGGTTTAACACCTTTTTTACTCTGTGCCATTGCATTAGCAGTTGCTTGATGCAAATTAAACTCTAGTTGATCTAACTCACGTTCTCTAGCACCCCTAATCCAATCTTGCCATTCTTTAGGGGTCATTAAATACAGCTCATCTGCGCTTATATAACCTAAATATTGGGCTGTTTTAATCCTGATTTCGCTGTAATTTAGTAAGGTTCTTTGCCCGTAAGAGTTGTGTATGTTGCTTTCATGAATGGTAGCGCGTTCTTCGCCTCTTCTTTGTCCTCTTCTTTGACTAACTTCGGCGCTTGATTCATTTGGAACCAGAACATCTTGAACTCTTCCTTGAAAAAACCCGATTCGCCCAACACTTGAATAGCACCTTGTAACAATCCAATCGTACCGTCTTTTTCTTCAATAACTTTCAAAATGGCGTCTTGGATATCTTCTTTAGATGGACGTTGTTTAATGTGTGCTAGCGCGCAATCCCAAAACTCTACAATAGCAGTAGTCTTGCGGTTTAGAATCCCTTGCATAATATGGTGATAACCCGATGCTTTATTCCCGTCTGAATCTTCTTTAGCGTACTTTTCGGCATGAATATCAAACATAAAAGTACCTTTTGCTTTATAAGTAATATCGTTAATCTCTAATTCTGTAATTGGTTCAAACTTTTCCGCTTGGAATACATTTTGTTCGCTCATTAATGGATAACCTCACTTTTTACATATAAATAAATAGGGGCGATATGCCCCTTAACTTATAAGACTTCTGAATCAGACCCTTCAGCATTACTAGCTGTGAAAGTCTTGCTAGTTGACTTACGTTCTTCCAAATCACCTGTGTATTCACCAGGTTTTTCGAATTCAACAGTAGTACCAGCAACAGATGCATCTAACCATGACGCAGGTAATTCTTCAAACACACCATCAGCAGTGTTAAATTTAACTTTAACTGTTACTTCGATTGTATCTTCCTCGTCATCAAACGAATTACCGTATTCTTCAACAACTGTGTAACCAAATGCGGCATGGTACCCGTCTTGTCTTTTTTTCTTTTCAATTAGCCAAACTTTGATTTGTTTGCGGTCTTTAATAGCAGTTTTAAATTGGTCTTGCCCTTTATCTCCAGGAATACGACCAAATGTTAAATTAATTTCTTCCGCTACAGATTGATAAGAGTAATCAGTCTTGCCTGCTACAATTTTTTCTGATAGCTCTGAAGAAATTTTAGTCTCGCCTTCTTGTAAGTCTGACACTAATAATCCCATAACTCCTAAAGTATTATTAGTTGGCTCACAAACGGCAATGTAACCTGTACTCATTAGCTACACTCCTTCTTGTAAAGTTTTATGGCGCACTCTGTATAGCAATCGTAGTACGCCATGTTTTGTAAACTGATCAATATCAGTAAAAACTTGTGAATTATCTTTTTTAATCCAATCTATTTCGTAATCTCTAAATTCTAAATGTTGTCGGCATGCGTAATTAAGGTACTTAAGCAACTCTCTAGCCTCTGCACCGTTCTCATATTGGCTGTAAACATGAAATGTAATACCAATAGTTTCACGCATACCTGGTGAGCGTTCACTCTCTGTTACATTCGATTCACCCACCACAATATATGGGTAAGCGACATCTTTTTGAACGCAATCAAAAACCCTACCACCGACTAATCTGTCAGTGATAGGGTTCTTTACTAAATTATTTATAATCTTGTCATACAAAAGTGGTTCCGCCGTTACCCACATATTAACAACTCCTAGCTAAAGTAACTTTCAAACACTTGTCGTCCTTTATCAACAGCAGGCGTCCAAAATGGTTGTGCCATTTGTCCATATGTTTGATGCCACTGCCCGTCGTCATCTCTGTACGACCATGGTATTTTTTTAGCACGACTGCCACCTGGTCCAGTAGCATAAATACCCGTACCAAATTCAACGTATCATTTGTTATCGTAAAGGCTTTTTATCCTCTACTTCTTACTGTCACCAGTAAGTTCGGCGTACATTTTCAACCAATAAAAAAGACAACCTTTATTGGTTGTCGAACACTCTTGCCAGTATTATATTTATTCAACTGGTACGCTCTACGGTGCTTAATAGCCTTTCGCAATCTATTAAGTTACCTCGGTGTTGTCTTTATATTTTTCAATCAAACTTGTAAAAGGTGTGTTGTTCTTCTTATATCTTGATATTTCATGTAAAGGTATATCGTATTTATGTGCCCATTGCATTGTAGTCAAAGTTACACCGTTATAAGTATGATATACAGATGTTGTTTTGTTGTAATGTTGTTCTTCCATCGGAATCCATTTGCAATTATTTGGTTCATAATTTCCATTAACATCGATACGTTCTAATGTTAAACCTTCTTTATAACCATTATTTTCCGCCCATTTTATAAAATTACAGATGTCCTTCCATTCATCACAAACTTTTATTCCTCTAGCACCATAACTTTTGTATGCATGACTTTTATTGTTTTCACAACGATGTATCATAGCGTTCCAACGTCCATACAATGGGTGATTTGTCATACCGTGATTATTTATAATCCCTAAATTAATTGAATCTTGTTCACGTTTTAAGCACCCACATGATTTAGTGATTTTTAACGAATCACTTCTAACTACTTTTTCATTACCACAATCACATATACAATTCCAATATGTTTTTCTACCTGACCTTTTGTTTGACAAAGATAAAACTGTTAACCGTCCATATCGCTCTCCAGTTTTATCCACAATATTTTCACCTTTTACAAATTGCCCCTTTTTATTTCTTATAGTCATAACATCACCTCAAGTATATTATACCTGTTCCAAAGTCGACGTACAACTATATTCCAAAGACTTCCACCGATTTTGCTCGATTTTTAAATTACTGTTGCCAGTAATTGCGACATACGCTTTATCGCATATTCCGCACCTACACTAATAACGCTAGATAAGCCACCGTCTGTAATTTTATAATCAATACTTTCTCTTAAAAAACCTAAATCTACAGGCGCTAACGCTACCGCAGTGTTATAAATTGCTAAAGTGGTTTTTAAAATCCCTTTTTTAACCCAATCTTCCATTTCTTCACGATAATCTTCCAACTCAGCTACAAGTGATTCAGCACCGTATTTAACCTTTGCCATACGGTACCTCCTGCAAATGAGTAAGATTGACTTCGTGCATACCACCTTGGTCTACTGGATAACCTATAATTTGGTAGATTCTACCCTCGTATTTAAAGTAATCTTCTTTTTTTATTGGTATGTCATACCGAGTATATAGATTTCTGTCGAAAGATTTACCCATTTGATGGTACTTAAGTGTTTCAGAAGTTGTAGGTGTGTCCATAAATCCGTTGAACGTAGTAACTTCTTCATAATTTACGGTTGGATTGGGATAACTATTCACTTTAGTCTTTTTAACTTTAGTGATTGTGTGGGGGTATTCATTGAATGGATCAAACATAATCAATCCCCCTATCTTAAAGTTCTAAAAACATGGAATTTAGCACGCTTATATCTATTCAACACGCCACTAATATAATCAGGGACGCCATCGTTATACGTATATGACACCGTTCCCATACTTCTAGATTTTAAATTTCTTTTAACTTCAGGTCGTTGATAATACTCAAGTACGTCTGCAACATACTTTTTAATCAGGTAAGGATAAACAATTTCTCCATCTTTAATGAAATCATTATTAGTTACATCCCTAACGTCTTCAAGTATTCCGTCAACTTCCATCTTAAATAAATCTTCTTCTTCGGGTTTGATTTCAACACCGTTTTTCTTAAGAAGAAGTTTAATGTCTTCATAAAGAGTCATACTTATCACTCACTCTTTTTAGACGCTGCACGTCGTTTTTTAACCTCTTGGTAGCCTACATGACTATAATATGCTTCAAATGCTTTGCGCGTGACAGTGATAGTTTCATTATCGCGTTTCACTTTGATTTCATCAGCTTTATTCGTCACCTAAACCACTCCCAACATCTTTGGGTTTTAATGTTGCAAATGCTTCAGGTTTAACGTTCATGTAGGCAATGTGCATAGTAGCACGTAATGCGAACATGTCACGTTCAAATAATGATACTGGTTGTCCAGATGCATCAGAAGCTTGTAATGTAGTTAATGTTGCATCTTCTGAAATAGCGTACTCGATACCTTGTAAGATGCCGTAACGTGCATAATCCCAATCACCCATTAATGCTAATGATTGTTTTTTATCGAATACATCTGCACCTGTATAAGATAAAGGTAATCCCATAATTTCATTACCGTTTGCATCAAACAATGGATATTTGTTTGCATCTAATGCATTACGCATTTTGCTACGGAATGAACGTGTAGTTAATACACCGTTAGGATCTAATTCTTCATCTTCAATTGTAGCCATTAATGCGGAAAGGTCTACATATAAATCGTTAGTATCTGTAACAACATTTCCTTTTTCTTCTGCGCCTGTCACAAGTGGTTTACCACTTGTCGAAGTGTTGTAAGGTGATTTAGTACCAAAGATTACAGCTTGGTCAAACGCTTTGTAGAATGCTTCTGCAATTAAAGGCTTAACCTCGTTAAAGAAATCTTTAGCAGTCCACTTTAAGAATTCTTTTGATAAAGGAATGATTACACCTATTTTCTTAGCTTCCATTTCTGCTTGCGCATATTCAGGTTTAGAAGTTTCAATACGTTCAGTTTCTGAAACCCAGTAAGCGCCTACACCTTTAGCTAAATACGTAAACTTTTTCTTTTGAGCTGTCATTGGCTCGTTTTTAGCTAATTTCATGATAGCCGAATTCGCCATGACTTCTTTCATAATTAATGAACCTTGTTCTGCTGGAATTACACCATTTTTAAAATCCGACAAAATAACATTAGCCGGAGTATATGTTGGAGTTGCCATAATTTATTACCTCGCTTTATTTTCTGATATTAATTTCTTGTGCCATTTCTTCAATAGACTTAACATTCGAAGGTGATTGATTGTTATCTTGTGCATCTCTGACATCTCGTCCACTAGCTTTAAATTTAGAGTCGACGCCTTCTTGAACATACTTATCAAACGTTTCTTTTAGAGCCTTTAAATTCTCTTCAGTATCCTCATCAGTTTCGCCTAGGAATCTATCTACCAAAGAGGATGGGATATTCATTTCTTGCGCTTTACCGAGTGCATAACTTCTCAACTTTTCTCTTTTAGCTTCTGCATCTCGTTTTTCTAACTCTTTTTCGAGCGCGCTAATTCTTTTTTGTTCTTCTGACTGTTCAGGATTACGTTTTTGTACTTCTTTTTCGATTAAGCTCTCAAGATTCTTTTCTTTCCATGACTCTAAACCTTTTGTGTGGTAACGATCTAATTCAGGTTGGATAAATCGCTTACCTTCTTCTGTATCTAAAAAGCCTTTAACGTCATCAACAGACACCGTCTTAAGTCCATTTAGATAGTCTTTAACTTCTTTATCGTCTTTGTGTTCTTCAAAATAATTTTTGATTTCCTCGACATTCATATATCATTGCTCCTTTTTTTGTCCTTCGCGTACCGTTAAGTCCGAAAAGTACATAATAAAAAGCAGTTTAACGACATACTTTAGGTCGAGCGGTTAACGTCTACCGCTAACGAGATAATTGGATCACCTTAACCTTTCCGTTTTGACTTTTCCCATTCAAAATACGTCATGTTAGGTATTACCTCCGTTGTTCCATCGTCATTACGCACTCGCATTACACCAGGTAAATCATATTCATCAATGTAATACAACAACTTACAACGACAGTTAATATTCTCTTTTGCGCTAGCTACGCCAACAAATAGATGAGGGGCAGGACCCACGCAACCACTAGATTTAAAGTTGTCGTCTATATCTACTGACTTACCATCTAAATGACGATGCGTATCACGTGTGCGCGCATCTTTAGTAGCTGACCAACGTTTCATCATCTTCATACCATTGTTTTTAGCTACCATGGCGCTATCTAACCCTGCCTGTGACATTGCTCTGCCTGCCTCTGTACGCGCTACGCGCTGCGACTGTGCTTTTGTCATGCCTATATCATCACGTAGCGCTTTAGCAATCTTAGAATAACCCTCACCACTCATAATTCCTTGTGTAATGTGTATCCTAATACGTTTAAGCACCTCATTGCGATGCTTCTGCAACGTTGGTACTAGTTTAATAAACTCTATCGGTTGTTCAATAGCAGCATTAATAACAGATGCAGTAGGCACATCAAACTGCAATGATGATTGTGTAGCCATTTCATACAAATAAAGACTCATCATATACTTCTCGATGTAAGCATTATGTTGAGTCTGTTTAATAGCTTTAGCTACTTGGTTATAATCTTCAGTTATCATTTCTCCGATGCGTACAAGCTCTTTATTCAAACGATTGTACTTATTGAATTCTGTCCACGTTACATGAGGGTCATCTGACTGGTACTTTTCAAACATATCAGCTAACTCTTGGCTAATTACTTTCAATCGTTTAGCGAATAACACTTCCAGTTCCTTTTCTGACCTTACAATCAGTTGCTCGATGTATTCATCAATTTGTGTTTGACTGGTTATCTTGCGGTCTGCCATTAGCATCACCTTCATCTATGTTAGGCAAATTGTTGTTAAACTCGAAGTTGTCACGTTCCATTTCGTCCAACTCATAATCGACATCATCAACTAACTGTGATTGTCCTAGTCTAGTACGTTCAGACACTTGACCTCTTAAATTAATCAACACTTGTGATTCTTCAAGTTTATTCACTGGAATATTACGAGTGAATTTAAATATTAAATCCAAATAACTGTCATCATTCACGTTGTAGCCTTTACGCTTTAATGCTGACAAAATAACTTTAAATTGATAACGTAACATCGCTGTCATCTTACGTTCAAAGGTCATACATTTATTCTCTAAAGCCATTAACTTTAATTTCATACCAATGATAGGAACATTGCCATTAAACTCATCAGAATTAAAGTTAACTGATTTAGCAAAACGCATGATGTTCTTTTCAATACGATCTAAATGATTCTCAATCATTCCATCGTTAACATCTTTAGTTAAGTATTTAACGTCCATATCCTTGTCAAATAACTCAAATGCGCCACTCTTTTGAGTCTCTTGTATCATTTCCTCACTCATACCCATTCCACGTAATACAAGGTATGCTAGACGTGTCTGACTGATTTCACTAGATGCATCACTCATCGTTAAGTCATAGGCATCTATCAAGTGTATTACCTTTTCTGCATCGCCTAACATCTCTTTATTGTTAGGCACACCAAACAATGGATTGTAATCGAATAGATGCTCATATCTGCCTACTTCTTGTAAGGCATCTATACCTTCGCCACGGAATACGTAGTAGTAAGTATCGTCATAAAACTCTGCATAGACATATTCTTTACCGTTGTCATCGTCTACTTCATAAAAATAACGTAATGAATATGTAGGTTCTAATATACTGTCGCCTACAAACACTACGTTAAATGGATCTATATTCTTTATTCTTACATCTCCGCTTTTGTCGATATAAGCTAACCTAGCACCACATCCACAAATCGCAGCCATTTTACCCATCTCAGAATCTTCGTCATCAACGTTATTGCGTAAGATAAAGTTAGCAATAAACTCTTTGAGCTTGTTGTTCTTCGCCGTGTTTTCATCCAAGTCATAAGTAATAGGCACACCATGTAAATAACCAACACGTGTATCTACAATTTCGCTATCAAATGAATTGTTTAGTTTGTTGTTTATAGATATATCTAAACGTCTAACATTGCCTCCTCGTTCAAAATCCTCTTTTTCTTCGATTGGACTGCGTTTGAATATCGGTACGTAATCAATGTGAGTCTTATACCTGTTGTAAAGGTTTATCATACGTTCTCTATCGTCTTTATGCGATTCAATTAATGACTCTATGTGTTTGGGTAAAATGCCTTGTTCCCTAATGTCGTCTATTAGTTTGTACACCGTTATCTCGCCCTCCTTAATCTTTCAGGTTTAGTATGTGTGTAGATAGCGTATCGTAATGAATCTAACACATCGTCAAACTCTTTAATTGGTTCCCCATTAGTAGGGTGCCACACATATTTGTATATCTCTTTCTTAAATCTATCCATATGATCATACAGTACAAATAATTTATTTTGTTTGAATAACTTAGCTACTTCTTCAATGCCTGACAACTTACTTTTATCTGCATTTATGGCCCTTAATCCGTGCCGTCTAAAATCTGTTATATGTTCAGGTCTGGCGGTATCGCAATAAAAATTAATATTGCCATACTTTGCAACAATACCTTTAGCTATGTCCACCCAATCCTCAATAAACTTAAATTGGTGAGCATGTTCTTCGATAAAATAAAAGTTGCCGTCAACACCTCTCCCTAATAACACAATAGATCCATAATGCTCAAAACCCCAGTCAACACCCGCAAAATACTCTTTAATAGGTACTTTCACCAAATCATCATAGGTAATGGTATTCTGATTTAAATCAAAGTCGGCATATACAACACCGTCACCTGATACCCATTTCCCATTGATATTTCTTTCATAGAACATTCCTGACGGCGTTGATGCTTTAATAGATTCTTTATATCTGTCGTTCAAAAACGTGTTGTCATCGAGCTTAAATTGATAGCTTAATATACCAGCTTTAGGGTCTGTGTTCTCTATATAATCTTTTAGCAACCAATGTTCAGGGTGGTCAGGGTTCGTATCAACTAATATCCTTGCGCCTAATCCACTACAACGTGATTTAATCTCGTCAAACACTTCTTCATGTGCTAGTGATGCCTCGTTGATATATGCACCATACGCAGTCATACCACGTATAGCGCCAATGCCACTTACTTTGCTATGACCTGTTTGTACCACTTGCACACCAAACAACATGAACGAATTATACTTATCAAAGTTAAACTCTAATCCATACTTATTCGTCAATTCTATCAATACGTTCTTTTGTATAGTTCCTAACGTTGCTCCTGCTAGAATATACTGAGGTCTCTCAACGCCTTCTTTATCTGCAATATCACGTACACGCATTAATTCACGCAAGAATAAGTCGTTGTTTAATATCGTCTTACCTGTACGTTTAGCACCGTGATTAATGAGCATAAACCAATCTCTCTTTTGTGTTTCCTTCAAGATTTCTATCTGTTTATCTGTGTAGAGTTTGTTAAGTTTACTCATTAGAGATCACATCCGTTATAGCGTTATGCAACTGACGTATCTTATCTTCGGTACCTGCGTCACCTTTATCAATTTGTTCGATTTTCTTCTCAAGCATTTTAATTTCAGTTTCAATTTTCTTGTTAGCTAAAACTTCATTACCTAACGTCATTCTATTCATGCCATCTAAACTAGCTAAAAATGCGTCTGCTGTTGCTTTCTTCACTCCGTCTATCTCGATGTCATTCTTAGCTACATTCTTTAACCACTCATATTCTTCAAAAGCCTTTTGGCGTGTCCATTTTGATTGTTCAGCTACTTCTTGACGCAATTGCTCATACCTTTGGGAAACCTTTGGGTTTTTTGCGATGATAGAAGCTTCTCTATCAATATAAGTCTCACTCTTACCCTTAATCGAATACCCTGCGTCAATATATGCTTTTCGTTGGCTTTTGCCTTCTATGAGCCCTAATACAAACTGCTCTTGCTTATGTGTTAATTTAGTCAATTTTTTTCACTGTATCACACGCCTTTACGTTAATTACTCTATAGATTTAAATACAAAAAAGACACTGCGCGTATACAGTGCCTAGTGATTATGTTTTGTTATTTTATTTGAGCTTTACACTCATATGAACATATACTACCCAAATACATACACTCATATCAGCATAAAGTAAGACGCCCAGTTGCTCTGGACGCCTAGTTTAGTTACTAATCAACTTCACTAAACAGATGAAACCACAATTTTGAAAGGAGGGGAAATGTCGTCATCGCAGTGCTTACATTAAGCACATTAACATTATAACCCCTAAAGTGATGCTATTTTTCCGCGTTTTTTCCGCATTTAATGTATCATTCCTAACTCGTCAGCAAGGCTTTCTAAAATACACTTACGCAACCTATAGGCCATAGTCTTGCCGATATGCATTTCATCAGCAACACCAGTTAAATTAAATTTTCTTGGTTTAGCAAAATAATATAAATCCATTAGCCTACGACCTTCATTTGTTGTATTCTCATACACTATCTCAACAGCCATCTTCACTCTTGCTAATTGAGCTAACCGTCTATCATTAACAACACGTGTTGCTTTAATTTCCGTAACACTTACATTTTCACTCGAACGTCCACCACCAATATTTTCATCAGTAGGTTGCCACGGGTGTAATACTTCTTCGCGCACTCTATTAATATCTTTATCGATATACGGATAATTGCGTAGTTCGCTTTCCAAATAATTAATAGTCGATTTTCTTAATGGCATTAATCGTCCCCCTCAAAGTGTCTTAATCTACTTTCTAATACTCGCTTTTCATATTCCCTAGCCTCTAATTTCCCTTTAAGTTGTGCGTTTTCAGTGATGAATCCTAGTAGCAATAATGTATATATCACAAACAATATAATCCACCACATCTAATATTCCTCCGTATCAACTTCATCTTGCAGGTACATATCATTCATCAATGCCTTAGCACCTTCATAAATCAGAATCGTTACCAGCGTGTGTAATACCACTCTTAAATACTTCATATGATCACTCCTTATTATCCGTTCTAGTATCTACCGCATTTACAACTTTTCTGAACCAATACACAATCTGTTCATCAGTCATACTTCTCATTAAAGGACTTTCTTCCCTTGCAAGTTTTATTATCTTTTTATCAAACTCTTCTTTATCCTCTTTAGATTTCTGTTTATAATCTCTAACTGCCTTTGTATATTTTTCTGGTAACTTAAACATTACCATCACTCCTTATTAAGTAATTCCTTAATTCGTTGCAGTACGTCTTTACTAGAATCCTGATGAGCCGAACCCTTTTTCTCCACTTTTTGATACCTCTTCTTTTCGTTAAGCCCAATCAGGCATTTTGCATACATATATTTGGTGTTTAGCGTTGTTTCTTTTAAGTTTTTTCTTTGAGTCAACTGGTTTACACGTACCCTTTGTCTGTGTCTGCTTCCCCGTCTTGTCTGGCATGGTTTACCTCCATTTTCTTTTTGTAAGCGTCGATAAGTTGGTCGATTGTATAGAATCTATGTGCTAGTGCAAATGTTAATGATACTGTTCGGTTCAACCTTATTGCACAATCTAATATGCCTAATAACTGCTGATAGTCATATTCGTCAATCTTATTCGGTATTGCTACATCGCAATTTATCACACGCTCTAATTCTATTTCTTGTATGTCGACAATTTGATTTGTAATACTCAATCCAAATGCCAACATGTCCGCCAATTCATCTAACTGAACATCTAACGGCTTGCCCGGTCTCTTTTTCCAATTCTTAAATGTTTCCAATGTGTTAAACCACTCAAAGAATTCAACAACATATGCGATCTTGCTATCTTGTAAATTAAGTGTCGGAATTCTGCTATCGAATTCTTTTTGAAGTTGTAAAAGTTCTTTTAATTGATCTACTGTTAAATTGTTCATCTACTCGTCCTCCTCATTCCATTTACTACCTTCCTTAACTAACCCTCTATTACTCAATTCATGACTCAATCTAAATTCGTTATCTCCCTCTCGATACCACACATCGGCTAGGTATCTACCAAACGCATCGGCTTTATATGTCTGCACGTACACGTCCTTACCTAGCACTGTGCCAGTCGTAAATGCTTTAGCTTCGTTATATCCAGTTTCGCCACGTTCAGGTGTATCCACGCCTAGCAATCTAACCTTACGTACCGTATGTGTGTGGAAGCCAAGATCAATGCGCATCTCCAAAGTGTCACCGTCGATGACACGCAGTACCTTAGCTTTGAAAATGTATAATTGTTTATCTAGTGTCATTCTTAAACACCTCATCTAAATCCATTTTTAATTTTTCTAGCAAGAACAAACTTTCATTTAAGTCTTTGTTATTCAATGCTTGTTCAATTTCAGTAGAATATTGGTTAGAAATAAAAATAATTTTCTGTTTATACTCGTCCCGTTCTGCACGTAACTTTGCGATGTCTTCGATGAGTGTATCACGTTCTTGTTTGTACGAGTCACATTCTTGAATTAACTTTTTGTACCAATCAGTTTTTTCTAATGTAATAAAATCACTCATTCCATCATCTCCTTCTCCTACATATCAAATATGCTAATCTGACTGCCTAGCTCCTCTGCATACATCAGGTTATGCACTGATTTAAAGTAGTTAAATTCATCTGCAGTATAATAACCATCAATATGGCTATAGTGCGACTTCGGTAAACCAACCATGATGTAGCCGCCGAAAGTTTCCTGTACAATCATTACTTTTTCTTCGGCTGCATTGTATAAGTGGAATGTGTGCATCACACCAGTCCCACTTCTTTTTGTAATTCAGCAATACTCACTTTTACAGCCACCATTCGCTTACTGTAGCCGTTTCTTTCGTAAGCGTCTGCTTCGCGTTTTTCAGTTCTATTATTAGCAATGGAATCAAGGTTATTTTTGTTTATACCTAGTTTCTTCACCACTTCATCCTTAGTGCCAGCGCAAATCACTTCGTCCCCTTTGTAAACCACATATTCATACATTGGTACACCCATCACTTATCACTCCAATTCTCGTAAGCACGTTCTAAATACCATCGTGCCTTTTCTAAATCTTCTTTACCGTTCTTATATTGCGCTCTACTGATATATTTAATTGCATTGCCAATCGCAAACGCCATTACTGCAGGATAGTCTTTAGTGACCTGTTCAATGTAATCAATCACTTCAATATCGCCATATGTGTAGTGTGGTGGTTGATTAACCACATCATTATTAGTCATAAATAACCTCCCAATCATCATCATCAGTAAGGTAATAATAAAATCCATTTTCTAATTCTATTTCTGCATTCTCTTTGCCTATGAAGTTGTACTTAAGTTCAGTGACTTCGCCTTCATAACGTTGGTCGTCTACATAGAAAGAGACTTTGTCGTACTCCTCTAAATCACGAATTTTTACCTTCATAACTTCACACCCTTTTTCTCCATTAATTCTTCAGGAGTTGCACCGTTACGCAATCTGCTATTTACAACCTCGTATCGCATATTTAATAATTTAGCTAACTGTCTGACCGATACCACATAACCATTAATAATGAATTCACGTGAATGATCACCGGGTATTTTAGGCAACTTCTTTTCTTTCGGTTTAGCAGGATAACGTTTAATTTCTTTCTGTTTAACTGACACACCCGAAAATCTGCATAAATCATAATACGCAGGACTTGCAGGAACTGATTGCCGTACCGTTTCAAGCCACGGCTTCTCTTTCTTCTTAGCTTTGTATCTCTGATACGCCATTTCCATTTGATACTTGTCATATTTATCCACAGACGATTGCGTCGGTTTCTCTCCGTTACGATGTAATGCTAATGTATGCATGTTAATCACCTTCTATTTCATTAATTATTAATACTGTGCGTGCAGTTTCTGCATATTTTTTGAATGTTCTGATTTCTACTATTTGATTATCGTCTTTCCACAACTTTTCATTGCCTGCATCTAATACTGTTTTAAGTAAATTATCTAAGTCTGGTTTAGTTCTCTTGTAACTTCCTAACATCGTTGCTAGTAATTTTTTTGACCAACTTTTAAGTGGTGGAAAGTAGAATTCAATAGTTAGCTTTAGCTGATTTTCACTTTGAAGATTCGGCATTTGTTCCGCTATAAACTTTTTGTGATGTGAATATGTTGTTGGCATGTAAGTTTGTACAAAACTTCCAGTTCTTCTAAATCGGGGTCTAGGCGACCCCATGGGTTTATCTAAATTCTTTTCATCTGCGTAGAATATTTCTATTCGAGTTTCTTTCATTAATCCACCTCATATAGCGTCATAGCCTTACGTCTCTTGCGTTCTGAATACTTTTGGATAAATAGGTCGTACAAGTATTCTTCGTCACCCTGCGCACTTTCTATGAGCTTATTTGCGTAAACCTCTGAACAATGGAGGTGTCTAATGATGTATTGTTTATCAATCAAAAGTTAATACCTCTCATTCTGTAATCTTCGCCATTCATGTTTATCGGTGTTGTATTCTTCATCATGCGACTAAATATCTTAGCGAGATCCTTATTTTGTATTAATTCTTTACTACTGTTATTTGTTGTTATGATGTTGTGCTTGCCTGTGCGTGATTCCATTACTTCGAACATTTTTTGAATACCGAAGTTACTTAATGCTGTACCGTAATCGTCTAGTACAAGTAAATCTACATCAGCGATGATTTGGTCTAATTCTCTTTCGGTTAGCGTCGCATTCTTGTTATACGTACTTTTATAAGTAGTAATGAGTTGTGGCACGTTCATGTACAAAACTGAAAAGCCTTTTTCTCTAACCCGCTTGATAGTTGCCATAGATAAATGACTTTTACCTGTACCGTAGCTACCGTATAAAAGAATCGATTGCTTATTATCTAACTTAAAATTGTTAGCGTATCGTTCTAACAGTGCTTTTGCTTTTTCTAATGACTGGCTAGTTGGTGCATAATTATCGAATGTTGCGTCTGCTAGATCATCGTTAATAATCGATTTATTGAATATGGCATTCGCCTTATTCCGTTGTTGCTTTTTTTTAAAATCCTCTGTCTTTTGTTTGGCAAGTGCAATCATGTCACAATCACAACCGTCTTTAATCACTTGACCGTTATCAAATTCGTAATAGTCATAATCCCTACCGCATTTATCACAATGTAGACCCATTTCTTGTTTTACGACTTTATTCCTGAAGCCTGCTTGGTTAGCTAACTTTTCAAAGGGATTCATCTAAAACACCCCTTCATATTGCTTTCTCCAATCCTCATCAACTGTGTTTGATTGTTGTTGGTTAAGGTAACCTTCAAACTTAGTGCCAAACAACGTTTCGGGACGCAGATACTTTTCCATGTCCGTACCTTTCCATTCGGCTACTTTGTTATCAATAACCTTCTTAAAGTCGCCTAGTGTAAATCCCTCATCTATCCTAGCTCTTATGACCGTTTGATTCTTTTTAGTAGTAGATTTATATTGCTTTCCAGTTCTTTCGTTAAGATAGTCAATAACATCACTGTAAGGATATGATGTCGGGGTCCCCGACAATGTATCTATTCTATTTATATTATTAATACTTGTATTATTAATACTTGTATTATTCTCTTTGACATTTGCGTCAATAGGGGTATTGACAGAATTATCAATAGGGGTATTGATTTTTGCGTCAATAGGTACTGATGATTGCGTCAATGGGTACATTTTTCTTTGTTTGACTTCATTACCTTCTCTAATGATTTCGATGTGTAAATAACCAAATTTAGCAAGTTTAGATATTCTTCGGGATATAGTTTCTTTTACTACGTCATACAACTTCGCAAAGTAACCGTTGCTTGCTGTGCAGTAACCGTATTTATTGCTTAACGATGTGATTTCAGCGAATAATAACTTTTCACTGTCTGTAAGTCGGTTATCATATCTTACGTTTGCTGTAATGATTGAGTAGTAACTTGGTTGGTCAGTCATTTACATTCTCCTTTCTGGTATAATTTTTCTGAATGCTTTTGCATCAGATTGGGGGTGATAAAATGTATATCGATCCATTGAAAGATGTAAGAGGAGTGCTTACTCAAACATCTGCAAATCTAAAACAAACAACTAATATGGCGCTTAAGCCTTCACTTGAAATTCGTACAACCTTTAACAACGTCTTTCAACAAACAAGACCTGTTATAAAGCCTTTTATTTTTAACAACTCATCCGTGTTTAAGTTGAATATTCAAATAAATCTAACATTTCAACAGTTTCGAAATCGCTTATTTTCGGATGAAATTCTTAACGATTTTATAAAATCTACACAATTTCCTAG